GCCTCCCCTAGTTCACCAAACTGTTTGTTTTCTGAACGTTAAGCGGATCACTCACAACCAGCCCTTGCTCTTGTCTTTCCTTAGCCAAGTTAGCTAATTTCAAGAGCAACTCCGTAAAATCCGGCCCTTGCTCTTTCACATTGCCGAATCTCATGAGCATGGGCGGATCAATACCCCACGCAAACCCGCAGAAAGCAACGCGATTGTTTCGGCACGCTTGCAGAAGATTCTCAAGCGCCATACGGATTTCAATCCGAGCGATTTTCTGCTCATTCGTCTCTTTTTGGCTCATATTGGCCTCATCAGCAGCGGATTTACCGCTATACAGGGGGAGAAGTCCCCCTGTTTCGGCCTACTTGACGTATTTCTCAAGCAACTGATTGCGAACGTCTTCGGGCAGAGCGGCCAGGACGTTATCCGCATTCGCCTGAGTCTTGGCGCGATAGGTTGCTTCGTCCGAAATGTCCAACCAATTCGCGCAGAACGTGATCTGCAAGCGACCAACTTGCCCATCAACTCCAGGCACCTTCGCCGCAGGGGAAATCACGCTGATAGCGTGCGTGGTCGCCATTTTCTTCCCCTTCCTACCGTATTCCTTGAACTCCAAGTCTTCCATGCCAATCTGTGAAACTAAATTGATTAGCTCTTTCTCAAACATGGTGGTTCTCCAATGTGCCAAAGTTACACGATGTCGCTGGCACGACACGACACCGGAATGCTGACAGTCTCGTCAGTGTGGACTAAATCCACAGACGTTCTAGCAGGTTAGCTAGAACGTTTCGACTTAGAGATTCCAGTGCTTGATAATGAAATTCGCGTACTCCCAAACATCCTCCGCGAAGTCTGAAGCGAAATCTTGAAACACTTCCCAATTGTCCGTATAGCCAAAACGGTACATCAACTGCCCAGTCTCAAGGTTAATCGTCACTTTGTCATCTCCTTTAGCTGAACTACAGCACTCTTTGTAGCAAATCTCCATAGCGGCTCTTGCACGCCGTAGATGCGGAAGAGATCATTCAGGAATCGCTTGTATAGCTCTCCGCCATCGGCTAGCATCTTAGTGCTAAGTCCATTGTTTCTCACAAAATGCGAACCGCGCAGCCCAAAGGAAGCGAACATATCACGCGCTAGGACTTTACCAGCCCAACGAGCATGAGCTATCATCGCATCAACCCGTTCTCTATTCACCATGTTGATGATCTGGTACCGATTAGCTCCGGCTCTATGTGCTGCTTTGTGTTGGAGTTGCGTGGCTTATCTCCCTTCACTACTCGATACAAGAATAGCTCCAATCGCAACACCAAACATCAACCCGCCAAGCGTCTCATGTCCAGTCATGCCAGCGCCGAGCATCACGAAGAAGTAAGTCCAGCAGAACACCTTAGCGATCATTGGCACGTAGTTCCAATCTGCTTGCATTCTTTGTTTTTCAGCTTGTGATAGCATCGCCGTTTTCCTTTCTGACCGCCGCTTGCGGAGCTTTTTGCCGCTCACTTCTAAGATTTTTGGCTGCGCAGTCCCGTGTCTAACTCTCGAAGCATCAGCAAGTTACGTCTCGGAGTTCGTAAAGTGCTGATAATTAGGGCTTTAGGCTAAGGATCGCTCCTGATCGAGTTTGGGAGATACCCACCGAAATTTCTGAAATTCAGAATTCTATGTTGTTGATAATAGGGGGGTTAAGTTCCGTGAGGGAGCCTCAAATAAGTGCTTGTTTTACAGCACTTTAGCTATGCTAGTGGGCTGATATGGGGGATGGGGCTAAGATGTTGATAAGACTGAGTTTATATTAAGCTGTAGATATATACAGTTGTATGTATAGGATAGGGGATTTGGATAGCTGGAGCCTCAAATATGGGGGTGAAATTTTGGAAATGGTACATTTTGGAGGCTCAGTTGACCGCTAGCGCCAGCGAATTTGGGTTGTGAGGGCTAAGTCCTTTAGATGCGTTAAATACTTTTGGTGTGGTTGAAAATAAAATGAACTATTTACCTCTGAAAACCGCCTTATGTTTAGAGACTCCACTTTAGGTTTCGTCTCTGCAACATTGCGCTCATAGCTGTACCTCGCTCAAAAATAAGAATATATAAGGTTCAAAATGGCAATCACCCTCAGCTTCGCCGGACAACTCAATGTCACAGATAGTGTTTCTGGAACTGTAGCTCTCTCGAAGCAGCTTACTAACCTTTCTACGGCTGGTACGGCCTTCTCAGAAGCCCAAACTCTCTCTGTTGGAACTGTTGGCACAACTGTCTCCCTTCCAATCTCGCCGACTAACTTTCTCTATGTTAAGAATCTTCATGCGACTAATACCCTCCTTGTGACTTGGACCCCTGCTAGTGGGACTAGTGCTCAAATTGTGACCCTGCAACCTGGAGCCTTTATCGCGTTTTCTGAACCAACAGGCGCGGCTGGTATCACTGCTCTCACCCTTACGGGAAGTGCGAGTGCAACTTTAGTTGAATACGTACTCGGGGGCTAGTATGGGTCGAACACCCAAACTCCAAAACTGGGAACTTGAAGCCATTCAGCAGATGGTTCGTACTGGATGCTCGCTTGGGCATGCTTGTACGGAACTTGGTTTTGATGTAACTAATGAAGAGTTGATTCAGACCCAAAAGAGAGCTTCTTTTCTCACTCTCCTATGGCAAGAACGCCATCGCTACTTCTCTGATCTAGCTAAGGACCCGAACTTCACTCAGGATACAGTTGTGGGCAAGCTTATCTCTCTAGCTCAGAAGTTAGAAGAAGAGGGCGCTCATGATAAGGCTGGTGAAGTTCTGTTCAAGATTGCTAAGATTCGTGGCTATGTAGGGCCGGAAAGCCAAGTATCCGTGTTTGGCGAGCTATCTCAGAGGGACCTAGACGCCATTCGTAAGCAGGTTGAAGAGGGTAAAGTCGGTGGAAAGTCCAAATAAGATAGAGACAGCCCTTCAGGAACTCAATCGTCTATCACCAGAAATCCGAGAGGGTGCTCTCAACAAGATAGAGAAGAACAGGCGAGAGAAGAAGTATATCCTGTACTTCGAGCCGTGGGAAGAACAGGCTGACGCTCTGCCACTTTTCACTGAAAAGAAGAAGATATTCGGGATTCTGGGTGGGAATCGTAGTGGCAAGACAATTTTGGGGGCGTTTATAGCTGTTGCTTGGGCTCTTGGAAAAGAGTATTTTAAGGACGAGCCAGCTTGGAAGTGGGTACAAACCCTACCAATACCTGAGCCTCCGAACAATATTTGGGTGGTTGGCCTGGACTATGGCGTTCTTCGTGACGTAATATGGTACGAGAAGCTTAGACACGGCAAAAATCACCCACCATTCCTTCCAAGTGATTCTAGTGCAGTTCGGAAAGTAAGCGACGGAGACTTCCAGGTATTCTTTGAGAATGGTTCCATCCTTACAGGGAAGTCTGCTGATGCAGGCAGGGAGAAGTTTCAAGGGGCATCAGTTGATCTGATTTGGATTGATGAAGAGTGTGATGAAGCAGTCTTTGATGAATGTTATCAGCGAACTGCGGACTGTGCTGGCCGAATTCTTCTCACGCTTACTCCTCTCGTTGACATCAATAGCGGAGTACGGACTCCTTGGGTCTTCGACCTTTATGAAGAGTTCGTGGCTGGCAAAGCGGATATCCAGTTCTGCCAACTCTCAACTATAAATAGTCCCTATGTTCCCCAAGATGAAAAGGACAAGTTAATTGTTAAATGGGCAGGCGATCCTGAAGAGGGGGCACGACTTTACGGGAGATTTGTCCGCCGAAGCGGTCTTGTCTATCCGCAATGGAGTATTGCTCGACACGTTGTTACAGAGTTCAACATACCACGTCACTGGCAGCGTATCGTATCTATTGACCCTGCTGCGACGGGCGTTACCGCAGCGATTTGGATCGCTGTAAGTGATAATGGTGATCTCTATGGATTCAGAGAGTATTACGAGCGAGATCAAATTGTTTCTGAACACGCTAAAGGCATTATCATGCGATCCGCTGGAGAGCCAATTGATATCTGGCTTCTCGATCCCAAGTGGGGAAGTCAGCGGAATGCTGAAACACATAAAACGGGCGCACAACTCTGGCGAGAAAGTGGAATACCCGTTCGACTTCCAGATGTAGGGGAAGACTATGGACTCAACGTTTCCCGTGAATACATCAACGCCACTGTTACACCTAACAGTCGCCATCCTAAGTTCTATCTCTTTGCAGGGAACCCAAACTTCGAGTTCGAGATAGGCCACTATACTTGGGACACATTCCAAAAGGGAGCGATGAAGGGCTTAGCTAAAGAGAAACCCCGGAAAAGAAACGATCACTTGGTCAATGCATTTCAGTATGCATGTACTCTTAGGCCAAGGGGCAAGAATTCCAAACGTAGAGAGGAAGACTTCTTTACGACGCTGGATAAAAGAAAAATCAATTTGAGTTCATATACTTAGGAGGAACCAAAATGTCAGTAAATGTAGCGAAATTTGTAGTTGAATCCCTACCCGGAGTAGGTGTTGGTCTAGTTGCTGGTGCATTTATTCCAGCCGTGCTACGGAAAGTGAAGGCTGCTATTGTGAAATTAGCCCTCAAGATCGCAGCTAAGGCTGAGGCAGATGCCAAGGCTGTAGAAGCCAAGGTTGTATCGGGTGTCCAAACTGAAGCGAAGAAGCTCTAGCATGTTCCGCAAAGTTTGGGGCTGGCTAAAAAATAGAGCACCAATTACATACGCGCTCGCGTTCTATATATTCATTATGGTTGGCGATTGGGTTTCATCCATGCTATCTCGTGGTATCCCTGGTGTTCGTGAAGGGAATGACTTTGCAGTTGATGCAAATGGTGGCTTTGTACTTCATAAGATGATGATCGTGGATGGCTTAGCTCTATTTGGGCTACTCGCGTGCGCTATTACTACCTATCAAGCCTGTAAAAATTGGTCTCGCGAGGTTGGTAGAGTGTTGATGTGCATTCCTATCATCTATATAGCTTATGATAGGATGCTTTCGGCTGTAATCCCCAATTGGTGCTACGTTCTCCGGCTCCATATTGTTGACAATACTGCTCCTATTTCACAGATACTACGAGTATTGTTAAATAGAGGGCACTAATGGAACCCACATCTAGTGAATGGAAGATAGTCGCCTACTTCGTCCGGCATGGTGCTACTAAACTTAACGATGAAGGCAAGTTTCGTGGCAAACTAGATGCTCCGCTAGATGAAAACGGAAAACTGGATGCCAAGAAGCTCAAAGCTTATTTTCGTGATAAGGAAATCGGTGATGCTTGGGTATCTGATAGCAAGCGAGCCCAAGAGACAGCCGATGAAATACTAGAACAAAAAGGTGTTGTTGCTAGTCCTGATCCAAATCTGAACTCGATTGATGTGGGGAATCTAGCTGGAGAGAAGAAAGCTGACCATAAGGATGATACAAATTACCTCCAAGAGCATCCCGAGGAACCCTTTCCAGGTGGAGAATCTATCAATCAGTTCCGTAGCCGTGTCAGACCAAGGATTGTCCGATCTATTCGGAATGGAATTGATAACGGCGTTCCAAGCATGACAGTTACATCTTCAAGTGTTATCCATGAAGTAGGAAATTTGATTCATGGAGATCACAATATTTGTAAAGTTCGTCCAGGTGGAGTGGCTGGCGTTTATTCGAATGGCGGTCAATTTAAGGCCGTTCCATTGATTAGAGCAGCCAAGGGCGAAGGAGTAGATAAGACTTATGCTTCTTAAGGAGGGCATTATGCCAGAGGAAACAGTTTATACAGGTGCAACTTCAGATGATCTTGATTGTCAAGGACAACACCGATATTTCGCTCTTGAGCCGGTTGGTATTGAGGCCGAGGGCAAGGTTCTAGTCATTTTGGTCTGTACAGCTTGTGGCAAAATCAGGCTTCATGTTGTGCAGGTCACAACTGGCGCTTCACGCATTACGGAGTAAGAAATGGGAGTCCTTCCGAATGAGATTCCCAAGGATCATAATACTGGAGTTCTAATAGCATTGGCTTGTAGTGGTCGCTTAATTACCCCTGAACTCGTAATAGCAATGACCATGCAGCCGATTCCGACACATATGAATCCAGCTTACCTTTGTGTCAAGGGTAAGAAAGTTGAAGAAGCCAGGGAGATTTTAGCTGATACTGCACTTTCAATTCGAGCTAAGTATCTCTGGTTTGTTGATGATGATACAATTCCTCCACCTAATACATGTCGTAGATTGATGTATGTATTAGATAACAATCCAGATGTCATGGTTTGCGGTGGAGTCTATGTTACAAAGAGCGATCCCCCACAACCGGTTGTCTTCCGAGGTATGGGACTTGGCTCTTTCTGGCATTGGAAAGAGGGTGAGATTTTTGAAGTAACAGGCATGGGTGCTGGCTGCATGATGATAAATTGTGAAGTCTTTAAGCACCTTGAAAAGCCCTATTTCCCTTGGGTAGAAGAATACACGAATGAAGCTACCTGCCCAATGAAGTTGATTAGTGAGGATATAGGCTTTTGCAACAAAGTGAGGGCAGCGGGTTTCAAAGTGTTCGCGCATGGTGGTGTTCTCTGCGATCACTTCGATTGTACGACAGGCGAGACTTATCGCCTGTTGGAAGATTCATATCCTCTCAAAAAGGATATCAGTTCTGTTGTTCCTCCACTGGAACAGCAAAAATCCACAAAAGAATAAAGGATAAAACATGGCAACAACTTCGATTTCTCTTTCTTATATTGGTCAAGGTCCCTCTGCTGGTGGGCAAAATATTGCTGATCAGACTAGTGGCCCAAAGGCCAAGACTCTTTACGGATATGGCGCTCTAGTTGCTACATCCGGCACATGGGCATCTCAGACGAGCTGCCCGATTAACTGGATTGATGGTGTACAGTCACTTGGTAAGGTAGTTGTACTACAGCTTCAGTCAGTTGATGTGACTGATGGTACATACACGACTTACCATAGCACTGGCCCTGACAGTTCAGTTCCAGTTGGCACAACTGTTACGATTGCTGGCTTCTCAACTGGGGCTAACAATGGTTCTTTCGTTGTTCATGCTGTCACGAGTTCAACAATCGTAGTCGTAAGTGCGGCTGGTGTTGCAGAAATCAATCCAGCAGCTACTTGCACCTTTACGGTTGGTGGCGTTCCAACGTTCGTGAATCTCTTCTACGCAGGTTCAAATGGTGATTCAGCTACAGCAGCGGCTTCCTTTGCAACAGGTGCAAACATTATAGTTCCGAGCGCAGTCAGTTCTACTGGTTGCACGGCTAACTATAAGAGCCTTGCTACATCGGGTGTTTCTGTTACTATTGGGGCGATTATTGCCTTTTCAAGTTAATCTGGATAACATAGGAGAAAACGACTATGCTATTTAGAGATGAAAATCCAATCCTTGGCCCTTCAACCGTAATTGACTGGACACACAAATCTTTGATTACACAGGCAGTTTATCATGCCGGTGTGACGGATACTGTGCTTCTCTGCAATTATGCCGCTGGCAACCAAGCTATCATTCTTCCTTCCACAAACGTTCCTGTTGGTAAAGTTTTTGTCATCAAACTTGCCGGAGCTGGGTCTCCTGTAAACGTCACTGTAGACAATGGTGCCAACATTGATGCACTCAGTGGTGGACAACTTCAACTCTGGACAGTGCCATCAACTACTGCAAACGGTTCATATTCTGCCCTTCAATGGGATGGAACCCAGTATTGGATAGTTGGATAAACAATCTTCGCTTTGAGGGGCTGAGCGTATCAGCCCCCACATTTTCTAGGAGGATTTGATGACGAGGGAACAGTTAGAAAAGAAACTTGAACAGTACACAGCGCAACTAGAGCAACTGAAAGCTAATGCAAACGCCCTTCAAGGTGCTATTCAAGCTATTCAAAGTCTTATAACCGATCTCGACCAGGAAACCAAACCTGAAGAAAAGGTGTAAAATGGGAGAATTTCGCGGTGAAAAATTAGTTACCGTGGCAATTAAGAACGTCCAGCCTGCTGTAAAAGGCTCTACTGTACTTGCATCGGGTGTAACTCTTACTGATGGGGATGTGGTGCTCTTCACATATGATGACTATCTTAACGTCCCACATGCTGTAGTGGTTAACTCTGGCAATGCGCTTGCTGTTCGATCATAATTAGCACCACCTATAATGGGTCCTAATGTCCATACTACTCCCAGTTCTAGCTAGTGTCTTCTTTAGTCTTGCAGCTTTTGATGGCTGGCTAACTCGTCGAAGGATGCATCTCTTCAATGTAGATATTGAACTTAACCGAGTTATTCACTATCTATGCAAAGTCTGTGGGATCGAACTGGGTATTATGCTTGGACTCATGCTTCCAGCAGCCTGTCTAACCTATCTCTTCTACAAGCTTAACTTTACAGTCGGCTTTGCACTTCTAGTCGGCTTCAGAATCAAGCTTTTCATCAATCAGCTTCAAAGTTTCAAACTGGAGAAATTGATTTTAGCTCAGTTAGGGGGCCGTGGCGCTCCACCCTCCAGCGCCGAAAATGCGGGATCGCAACCCGACAACTCAAAAACGGCCCCCAAAATTTCGCCGGAGGATAAATAATGATCT